GCGTGCCCTGGGAGTTTGCCGCCCGCCCAGCCGAGGCCGGCGGGGCCGCACTGCGAGCCGTCTGGGTTCGCGCGCAACGCACTTTCGAGCACCGCCAAGCCCTCCTGATCGACCGCCTCTGCTCTCGCGTGTGGGCACACGTCATCACGATCGGGATGCAGCGCGGTCTCATCCCGCAGAACGACAACTGGTTTAAGGTCGAGTGGCAGCGCCCGGCCGCCGCCAGCGTTGACTATGGCCGCGAAGCCGCCGCTAACTTGAACGACGTCCGCGCCGGCCTCCGCACATACTCCGAGGATTACTCTGAGCGCGGCCTCGAGTGGAAAGACCAGCTGCGCCAGCGCGCCACCGAGGCCAAGTATCTGGCCGAACTGGCCGCGGAGTTTGGCATCAGCGCCGACAGCATCGCCACTTTCAACCCAAACCCTGCGCCCGTCACCGCGCCGCCTGCGCCCGATGGCCGTTGACCTTCAGCCCACCGAGCTTATGGCTGAGGAGGCCGAGCGCGGCCTTGCCTGGCGCGAAGAATACAATCGCGGCGGCACCGAAGTGGGCGTAGCCCGCGCCCGCGACATCAAAAACCGCAAGAACCTTTCGCCCGACACCGTCGCTCGCATGAAGTCCTTTTTTGCGCGGCACGAGGTGGACAAAGAGGCCGAGGGCTTTCGCCCGGGTGAGGATGGCTATCCAAGCGCGGGCCGTATCGCATGGGCGCTGTGGGGTGGTGACGCCGGTCAGTCGTGGGCTAACCGCAAAAGCGAGGAACTTGACAACGAGGCCGAGGGCATGGCCTCCAAGTCCAACTGGTATGCAATTCACAAAGCCCCGGACAGCGAAACCGAAGTCGAAATTTCTATTTACGACGAGATCGGCTTTGGCGGAGTTACGGCTAAAGACTTCATGGCCGAAATCAAACAGTTCAAAGGCCAGCACATTCATCTCCGCATCAATTCCGTCGGAGGCTCCGTCATCGAAGGCGCTGCCATTTACAACGCCCTGCGACGCCACAAGGGCGGCTTAACCGTTCACGTTGATGGACTTGCAGCGTCGATGGCCTCGGTCATCGCCATGGCCGGCGAGGAAGTTTACATCGCCGACAACGCCATGCTGATGATCCACAACCCCTGGTCGATGACCATGGGTGACGCCGACGATCTTCGCAAAGAGGCCGACGTCCTCGACAAACTCAAGAACACTTTGGTCAACGCCTATGCCCGCAAGACCGGCATGGAGGCGGAGGACATCGCCGCAATGATGGACGAAGAGACCTGGCTCAACGCTACCCAGAGCGTGGCCATGGGCTTTGCCGACGAGATCGAAGACGGCATTGAGGCCGCGGCGTCCATTAGCCCGGCCATTGCCCGCGCCCGTTTTGACACCTTTTCCCATTCTATGGCTCGTAAATCCAAAACCATCCTCGCCGAAGAGGTCGCCGCCGAAGTGGTTGCGCCGGTCGAAGCACCCGTCATTGACGAGGTCGCCGTTGACAACTCCTCGGAAGCAATGAACGCCGAACTGCAAGCCAAGGTTGACGCCCTCCAGGCCGACCTTGACGCCAAGAACGCCGAGCAGGCTCAGGCCAGCGAGGACATCGCCAAAGAGATCGAAGCCCTCAAGGCTGAAGTCGACCGCCTCACCGCCGAATCAGCCGGCAAGGATGATGAGATCATCGCCCTGACTGCCGCCGCCAAAAGCGCCGGCGAACAAGCCGCCGCGATTGTCGCTTCTGTCGGAATCGACGCCGCCACTGTGGTGCCTTCCGAGCCGGAACTGAGCCCGGCACAAATTTTCAATAGTCTCAATGGCGCCGAAGCCGTCGAGTTCTACCGCAACAACAAGCGCGAAATCCTCGCCTCCGTTTACTAATTTTATGGCAACAATCAACTCCAGCCTTAACGACAAGCTCATCGCCCAAGCGGCGCTTGAAGCCTTCACTGCGGACCTCGAGCCGCTCTCGATTTTCACCACCAGTTACAGTAACGAGGTGGTGCGTCGCGGAGCGTCCGTCGAAGTTCCGCTCATCGCTAACCTCACCGCGACCACGTTTGCCGACTCTTACGAAGTCGACGGCGGCACGATGAACAAGGTCACGATCAGCGTCGACACGCACAAGATCGTCACCGTTTCCATCTCGGACACCGAATACAGCAAGTCCTCGGTGGCCGAGGTGACCAAGTTCGCCACCCAGCAGGGCCGCGCCCTGGCTCAGTCGGTGTTGACCTCGTTCTACAACCTCTTCCTCACGACAGCAGGCGCCGCCGCTCAGTATACCGCGACCTTGACCAACCTGTCCGCGTTCACCATCACGAACGCCCGCAGTCTCCGCAAGGCGCTGTCCGACGAGAAGGCTCCCATCAACGACCGCGCGCTTATTCTCAACACGACCCTCTACGACAGCCTCCTGTCGCAGTCCGGTCTGTTGGATGCCTCGGCATTTGGCGCCCGTGACGTCATCAGCGAAGGCCGCGTTCCCCGCGTCCTCGGCATGAACGTCTATGAGAGCATGATCCTCCCGACCAACAGCATCACGCTGTCGGCCTTGGCGGTTCATCCTTCGGCCGCAGCCATCGCCGTCCGCGCCCTCGAGCCCCAAGCCCCCAGCGAATACCTGGCGGCCACGGTGGTCACCGAGCCCATGAGCGGCCTGACCCTCGGCTATCGCCGGCACTACAACCCTTCGAGCGGCAAGCACTTCGTTTCTTTCGAGTGCGTGTTCGGAGCCTCCCGCGCCATCACCGGCGCCGCGAAGCTCGGCCTCGGAGCGTAAGTTTAGTCTCCAATCAAATACGAAGCCCCCGGCCAACGCCGGGGGTTTTCGTTTTGTTGACAAAGCTCCACCGCCCAGAGATGGAGAACCCAAGCCCGCGCGAGCAGATCGCGCTTTGCGTAATCGTCGGCAACGAACCCAAACGGCTCGACCGTTGCCTCACCGAATTCGGCCCAGCCGTCAGCGAGATGGTCGTAGTCCATGCCACCGGGGCCGAGGCCAAGAGCATCAAGATTGCCGAGGTTTGCCAGAAGCACGGCGCGACCTACGACGTCTATGCCAACGCCCCGGGCAACGAGTGGCCACACGTCGATGACTTCGGCGCCGCCCGTCAGCGGTCCTTTGACCTAGCCAGCAAGCCATGGGCGCTGTGGGTCGACGCCGACGATACCACCGGCCCTGACTTCGCCAGCGGCCTGCACGAGCTTCTCACTAAGTTCGGCCCCGACTTCGACGCCTTCGCCCTCTACCATGACGTGGCCGGCCGCGGCATTGCCCACAACATCCGCGAGCGCCTCGTGCGCCGCGACAAGGGCAAGTGGGTCAACCGCATCCACGAGAACTTTCAACTCGTCCCAGAGGCCCGCATCGCCCGCTGTGACGCCCCCGTGGTCGTGCATCTGCCCGATGATGAACCAAAGCAGGGCAGCGGCCGCAACCTGACCATCCTCGAGAGCATACCCGAAGCCGACCGCAGCATCAGCGAGCTCTACCACCTACACGGCGAATACATGGGCGCCGGCCGCAAGAACGAAGCCATGGCCCTGGCCAAGCAAGCCCTCGCCAGCCCCAGCCTACAGCCGACCGAACGCTACGAGCTCTGCCTTAACATTTGCGAGTTAGCCCGGCCGCCGATCCTTGAGACCGGCTCGCCCGAATACAAAGCCATGCTCACGGCACTGCATTCGGCCTACCGCACGCAACCCAACCGCCGCGAAGCCTTGGCCCTGCTTGGCGCCATGCACCTCGACCTGGGTGACATGGTCACGGCCGAAGCCTACCTGCGAAGCATGATGGCCCTGCCGCGGCCGATTCAAAAACAGTGGACTCACCGAGACGGCCTTTATGGTTGGGCGGGGGAGACCCTCTGGACCCAGTGGCTCCGCATGGCCGGGCAAGGCGACAAAGCCGACGAGATCGAACGCGCCCGCATCGCCGCCCACAAATATCCGATCAGCATTTGCCACCCGACCCGCGGCCGCGCCCAACAGGCCGCCGCCACCCGCAAACGCTGGCTTGATGCGGCCGCCGATCCCGAGCGCATTGAATACATCTTTGGCTTTTCGGCCGACGATGAAGAGTCTGTCGACTTGCTCTCCCGCTTCCGCCACGCCGTCAGCCCGGCGGGCAACCTCGAGCGCACAGGCGGGACCGCCGTCCAGAATTACAACGCCGCGACCAATGCGGCCACCGGCAAGATCATCATCACCGCGCAGGATGACGTGTTCCCGCCCCTCCACTGGGACAAGCAAGTCACCCAGGCGCTGGCCTCCTACGTCGACCACGGCCAGCCGGCCATTTTGCAAATCAAAGACGGCTACCGCAACGACCGGCTCATGGTCACCTTTTGCGTGACGCGGCCAACCTTTGCCAAGCTCGGCTACGGCCAGC